CGCAGGAGACAGGTAAGAGCAAGAAGAAGTTATGACAGGATGAGGTAACGATGGAAGAAAACAGAGTCCAGACAACAGATATTGTTGTAGTAGAAAAGCCAGAAATTGACCAATACAATACCGATATGTCGCCTGAACAGGGAAGAGCTCTGCAGAAGTACAATATGGAGAATTCCATGCAGAACATCTTTGGCCTTTCCGGGAAACAACTTCTACATGCAAGAAGTGTAGCAAACATGTATCAGATTAAGCATGGGCTGTCGGCCTCTATCCCTATTATATGCAAGGGTGACGCTTGCCCTTATATCAACACATGCACTATCCCGCAGCAGGACAGAATTGTAGGCGCAAGATGTCCTCAGGAAATCGGTGCAATGATTGCAAGATATGAAGGGTTGTGCAGGGAGCTTGCTATTACAGACGACGATGTTGTTGATGCCGGTCTTGTAAAAGATGTTGTCGATTTTGAAATGATGATGATAAGAGCTGACAATAAGCTTGCCGCAAGTGCTGATGTATTGGCGCAGACTATTGTTGATGTAGACGTTAAAGGCAAAGAGCACTACGGGGAAATTATTGATCCTGTTATAGAACTTAAAATGAAACTCTTTGATAAAAAGATCCGTGCATTAGAAAAACTAAATTCGACTCGTAAAGATAAGGCTGACGCAATGAAGAAAAAGAAAGACCCGTCAGTAAAAGCAGCAACTCTTATGAGTAAGGCAAAACTTATTCAACAGGAAGTAAGAAAAAGAATGATACAGACTCCTTATGTGGAAGAGTCCACTACATATACCGAAGAATTAGCCTCAGTAGAGGTTAAAGTCTCCGATGGAATTCCAGAAGATGCGGAGGTGTAATTATGGCGAAAGCTAAAATTATAAGCAACGCCGGAAAAGGATTTTTCGACGAGGCGGTAAACAAAGGCAAAAAGTTTGTAAAAGGTGTCATATCGAATACGCCAATACTTGGAATTGGCGTAGATGATGCGACACGGGCTGCCGTAAACAGAGTACGAAGCGTTGCGGGCAATGCAAGAGGCATAGGTATGAGGCTCAATGACCTGAATGAAGGACTCAAGGTATTAAACAGCCAGGTTAAAGACCATATGGTTAAAACCGGATTGAGCAGGGCCGACGCATTAAAAGCATTGGGACTTACAGAGAGCATTCCCGCAATAGAAAAAGAAATAGCAAGTCTTGCGGCACAAAGCGGTAAGGCAACATGGGATACTTTAAGCGCCGGTGCCGGAGTGATAGGTTCGTATTTCCTCCCGCAAGATGCGTCGTTAAAATCGATAGGACGTTCCGCTGCAAGAGTTGCGACATTTTCCGTAGGAGCCAGTGCTATTGGCAGGGCTGCATCCGGTAGAGGAAATCTCACAACCAATAGCAAGGGCGAATTTGATATTGCCGGTATACCGTTTGTTTAAGGTGATGTTGTATGGGGAGAGTTTTTAAGGCACTCGGTGATATGCTTAAGGGTGCTGCGAAAGGTGCAGCCGATGAGGCGTTTAAGGTTGGCGCGACAGTGATGCATGATACTGCAAAAGCCGGGGCCAGTATATTCAGGAACACCCTTGGCGTAAATAGCTGGAAAGAATTCGTTAATAAGCCTATTAACGAATTGGGAAGGGCTTATGTTGAGGAAACCTTAAAGAAAGGGACAATTATTCCATTCAAGATTAAAGAGGGATTTGGTGGATTAATATTCACCGGGATGGCAGCATACGGCATAGTAAGTGGAGCGACATCTTCAAAAGATCCAACGGCCAACCTGAAGGCAGAACAGGTTCAGTATATGGAAAGGGCTCAAATTCCGAATACAGTCTCGGAAATGTTAAGCCCAAGACAGAATAAAGTAGACAATATGAATGCAGACGGAGAGCTTGTGTTTGCGCTTCATAACAGAAGGAGAGGATAATAGATGGCAGTAACAAATCCAACAGCAACAGCTCCAGGATCACCTGTAAAAAAGGCAGTACAAACAACAGGCAAGCTTGGCGTATTAGATGTTGTTGGCGCCGCTGTTGATATTCTTGACCCACTGTTTACATACAGACAATATAAAAAAGAGGGCAAGACTGATGCAGAAGCCGCCACGATGGCTGCGGTTCAGTTTATCGGCTGGCAAGTCGCAGCACCTATCATGTGGGGGAACCTTGCTATTGAAGTAGGAAAACCATTGGCTCAGGCAGCGGGAATGGCCCTTAGAAACAATCGCGCCTATGTTTCAAAGGCGTATGAAGCAAACTTTGGCGGTAATTATATTGATTCGCAGCAGGCATATACAATGAGAAGTGCCGGTATTGCAAATATTTCGAGATCCAGAGCAAGTCTTGAAGGCTCTCTTGGTAATGAAGCAAAAAGCTATTACAGGAGACAGGCATGGTAGGTATTAATCCAGTAGTAGATATCAATAATTTTGATCCAACACAATTTTATAAGGAAGTCTACACGAAGAAAGCCCTGCCATTCGACAATACTGTTTTAAGTTATCTTACCCCTGAAGAACAACAGGAGCTTAAAATCACAATGGACCCGATTGAATGGGCGAAAGATAGGCTTGGATGGGAAGCAAGAATTTATCAGAGAGAATTTTTTTATATACTCCCTGAGAAAAAACAGATTGTTCTTCGTTGGGGCAGACGTCTTGGGAAATGTGTTCCCGGATATGTCAAAATATTCGATCCGTCTACAGGACGCCGGGTTCCCGTAAAAGAGCTTTTCGAAAAAGGACAAGCTACTATTTCAACTATGCTTCCTAATCGAAAGATAGGCATAACAACAACTGATTATATTTTAGATAACGGGATAAAAGAAGTATTCAGAGTAAAATTAAAATCCGGGAGACAGATAGATGCTACAGGGAATCATCCTCTTTTTACAAAAATGGGATGGATGGAGATTGAAAATTTAAAACCCGGAGATAATGTCGCTATACCAAGTGCCCTTCCTTACTTTGGTAACAAAACACTCGACAAGGAAGAAATTAAATCTATTGCGCATAATCTTGGAGAAGAAATTCCTGAAATTATATTTGAGCTTCGAAGAGAGGATGTAGCTTTATTCTTATCAACTATTTATGCAGAACGTGGATGGATGGCAAGATGTTTTGCTGATGACGAAATAGAAATAGGGTATCTTTCGCCATCAATCGAAGTAGTCCGCGGCATACAACATCTATTATTAAGATTTGGAATCCAATCGTCATTTGATGAGTTTAAATACAAATTCAAAAATAAACAGGAAATATTCTACCGTCTTGTTATTACTTCAACAGAAGACGCATTAAAATTCGTTGAGGAAATAGACGTATTCAATAAAAAATGCATTCCATCGCATACTTCAACCACTTCTGTAACAGATCAGCCAGAAATATGTTGGGATGAAATTGAATCTATTGAGTCAATAGGATTTCACCAGACATACGATTTGGCTGTACCAGACACACATAACTTCATAGCAGAAGATATAATTACACACAATACCGACTCAATGGTTGTGGCTGCATTGTGGTTTGCCGACACGCAGTTTAATGCCGATCCTAATAAAAAACAATACAGAGTCCTTATTGTATGTCCTTATGAATCCCAGGTAGATGTATTGTTCGAAAGAATGAAATCTATCGTAGAGAACTCTCCGAAACTTGCAGATTCGGTTAAGTTTACTCACCATAACGCCACATTCGTAAATGGCTCTGTAATCATAGGCAAGACTGCTGGCACAAAGCAAAATACTGGTGCCGCATCTCTTCGTGGTCAGGGTGCTGATGTGGTTATCCTCGATGAGGTAGATTATATGTCCGATAAGGACATCATGAATATCATGCAGTTAAAGAAAGAGGCTCCTGACAGAATCAGATTTATTACCGCATCTACACCTACCGGTGACAGAAGGCTTTTCTACAGGTGGTGTACAGAAGCAGAGAATATCGGTTGGGCACATATTCATCGTAGCTCTCTTGTATCAAAAGAGAACCATATGGTGAACCCGGACAACAAGCAGGGACTTACATATCTCGAAGAATTAAAGCAACAGCTTACAGAAATCGAATTCATGCATGAAGTTATGGCAGAGTTCGGCGAAAGCCAGAAGGGGCTCTTCCAGAAACGCTTTATTGATGAGGCTATCAACAAGGGTAGATCTATTGGCTGGAGATACCGTCGCATTGGTGGTGTTCCTCCGAAGAAGAGAGGGCCTCGTATTCTTGGGGTTGACTGGGATAGGGCTGCGGCTTCAACGAATATGCTTATTATCGAATTTAACCGTGAGGATAGTTTGTTCTATATACTCGAAAGAACAGAAATCCCTGGACATGAATTTACTTATACAGAAGCAGTACAAAAGATAATAACCCTTAATGATTATTACAAACTAGATTGGCTTTACATTGACCAAGGTTACGGTGAAACCCAGATAGAACTTCTGAAGAAATACGGTATGGCTCACCCAGAATCCGGACTCCACAAAAAGGTCGTACCAATTCAGTTCAGCCAGAAGATTGAGACAAGAGATCCGTTTACAAGGATGAAGGTCAAGAAAGACATCAAACCGTTCATGGTCAATAATGCGGTAAATATCTTCGAAAAGCAGATGATTGTCCTCGATCCTACAGACAACAAGGTGGTAAAACAGCTTGAAGATTATGCTATAAAGAGCGTATCACCGACCGGCAGACCTATTTATACAGATACAGAAGAACATATCGTTGACTGTATCAGCCTTGCACTGTTTGGATTCGAGCAGAAGTATGGAGAACTCTTTAAGATAGCCCTCGGTACAAGGATACTTGGACTTAATAATCCTATAGATGATGAATCCCTCCACAGCATGGAAGTAAGAGATAAGCCGAGGGTGGTAAGCCTACTTGGTGCTCCTACGAGATATGAATACCGTTATGACGGAACAGGGGTTAACAAGCCTACATTGATGCGCAGTTTGTATTCCGGCACCCGATCGAGGAGGACTTTCTGATGAAACAAAAAGAAAGAGAACGACTTGAATATAGACCCAATCTTAAACCTCAGAAGTCTGTTATGACTAATGTGGAAGAAACTACTGTACAGGAAGATGAAGTTGTTGTCCAGGAATACTCTCTGCCGAGGTTTAATGAAGACCTGAAGAAAATAAAAAGAAACAGCAAAACTTCAGAAGCAGTTGGTGCATATTTACAATATAATACAGCAGAAACGGCAAAAAGGGCAAGCGACTTATCTACCAAGATAACGAAAAAACTTGATGAAATAGAGGATAAACTGGCTCAAAACCCTAAATATGCACAGTATCCAGAGTTTATACGAAAGAATGATATTTCATGGATTGACATGTATCAACAAATGGCAGAAAATATAGATGGGGATATTTTGGCAGAAATTTACCCCATTGTATATAATATAGACAAAGAATTAAAAACGCTGATGAATTTCATCAATGAACTTTGCTTTGATAATGCGATAGACTGGTTTAATATTGATGGGGTTATCCAAAAAGAAAAACAAAAGAAACAATTGATATTAAAAGCAGAACTCGAAGGAAAAGAACTGAACTATAAGGAAATAGCAATAGATACTCAGCTCTCAAAGTTCTTTTCGGACAGAGTAGAATTACTGGAACAATTATTTGCCGATATAACCAATCCTGTAACAGATGTTGTTCCCGCCCTTCCTAATGATCCAGAACTGATAAAAGATTATTTCGAAGAAATAGAACGAATCTGTGAGCAGGATAAACTTAAGATGAATGGATTTTCTTCTACGGGTGTTATGGAAGAAATTCTGGAAGAAATTAAAAGGTTAAAACCAAAAGTCCTCAAGAATCGTGAACTATTAAGAAAAGCGGAAAAAAGAGAGTTTCTCTCCATGATACATATTGTAAAAATGATTGAGGACAAACTTACCAATTCGATAGTCGATCTTTATAAATTTCAAATTGCTGATGAAATGTATAAAGCCGACTACGTTAACTCTTTAAAGATAAAAAACCAAGTACGAGAACTTTATAAAGGACTAGGACAAGCTTCTTGATACGACCTACAATATGTACCTTGAAATTATATACTACATGACTTAACAACTCCCGTTACAGGGATGTAACAGACAATGGGGGATAAGACATGAAAGCTCGCAGAAGAAAGAAACAATACAAAAGATGGCTCGATAGGAACGCCTTTAAGATTATGTGCCGGTTCTGTGACATAAAAGATGCTTGTGAACGCCGGGCGTTAAAGGAAGGGTATGAAAAACAGAATATCATAACCAGATGCACTCATACACCAAACAAAAGGCAGAAAGTAATGAGCTATGAAAAAGTCAACAAAAAAGGTGAGATTATTGGAGTCAATAGGCATGGGATTCCATTGGACCGCTTTTTCAGTGGAGAAAAGAAATTATTAAAGAGTGGTATGCTCACAAAGAATGATGCGCCACAAGGCAGGAGGCGAAATAAATGAATCAGACAACTATTATAGACCCTGTATTGGGACATTTCGAATCCCTTTTGGGAGTATCCATAGCTGTTGAAAGAACATCCGAAATTATAAAAGGAGTTTATCAACAGATCCGTAATAGGATTTTAAAGAAAGATAAGACAGAAGAGATAACTAAGATAGAGAAAGAAATAATTTCTCTTGTTATTGGGATCTTCACTTGTATTAGTATTGGTTACGGAGTTGATATCCCGGCAGTTGACGAGCCAAGGCTAGTCCAATATTTAATTGCCGGATCGATTGCCGCCCTTGGAAGCAATGTTATCCATGCCACAATTTCTTTGTTAATCGCTGTAAAGAACAATATCGAAGAAGCAAGAAAGGCCGTTGAAGACATAAATAAAAACAAAGTCGAACAAAAATAACAAGAAGCGGAGGCTATTAAATGGCACAGCAATACAGCTTACAACAGAATACCGCGACGCCGAAGCGAAATAAAATAAAAGAAAACCTTCGCAATTGGATTTTGGAATATTTTCTTGATATTCCAAAGAATGTCCTCGACGCTGCAAAAAGTGCCGCATCCAAGGCTGGCAAGTCATTGATTGGACTTGTGAAGAAGGTCGGGTTGGCTGTTGACATTGATAGTTCGTCAAGTCGTAGCGACGACTTTGTTGCGCCAGAATTTGACCTACAGCAGATACAGAATGCTTATCAGGCTGATGGATACATAAGAACTGCAGTAGATAAATATGTCGATTTGATTTTTAAAGCTGGATACACCATTGCTGGTAAGAACCCAAAGGCAACACAATATATACAGGCAAGACTCGCATATATGGAAGAGGTAACCGGGACTCCACAAGATGTTTTATTTTCGGAAATCGCTCAAGGTCTTGTTATGTTCAATAATGTCATAATAGCAAAAGCGAGATCCGATGATCCAAATGTATTCCCGCCCGGATACAAGATTCGCGGACTTGATGACCAAAAACCTATTGCCGGATACTTCCCATTAAATATAACCACAATCAAGGTAAAGCGCGATAAAAACGGAACAGTTAAGGGCTGGCAGCAGGAGGTGGAAGGACAGGATAAACCCGTAACCTTTAAACCACAAGATATCATACATATCTATTACAAGAGGGAGCCAGGCAGGGCGTTTGCATATCCGTCCATCCTTGCTGTAATAGATGACGTAAGAGCATTAAGGGAAGTTGAAGAAAGAACTCTGCATATGCTCTACCGCAATATTCATCCGCTGTTCCATGTAAAAATCGGTTCAAAAGAAATACCTGGTACACAGGATGAAGTAGATGCTACGAAGAACGAAATCCAGAATATGAGCGTTGAAGGCGGGCTTGTTACCACCGAACGCGTAGAGATCAAGGAAGTTTCTTCTAATAAAGTTATTGACGCGGAGAAATATCTGCTTTATTTTGAAAAGAGAGTATTCACTGGTCTTGGTGTTTCCGAGACGATGATGGGTAGGTCTGATAGCTCCAACAGAAGTACAAGTGACAACCAGAAAGAAGAAGCTATTGACCGCGTGAAAGCATACCAGAAGATTATAAGCGTCTTCCTTACCAACATGATGATTAACGAGCTTTTAAGAGAAGGCGGCTTTGATCCGATGAATAATCCGGAAGATAGAGTTGAATTTAAGTTTGTTGATCCGGATGCGGACTCAAAGATTAAACAGGATGCACATGCAGTATTCCTGTATCAGAACAATGCTATTACAGAAAACGAATTGCGTCAGATGCTCGGCAGAGACCCGATATCTGATAAGGAAAGGTCGTTCCTCTGGTATCATCAATATAAGAGTAACTCTGCCGGAACGAACCAGGCAAGCAACACAATACAACCCGAGAACCAACATGGTAAGAAGACTTCACCGAAGAAGGAAACAAACAGCTTTAAGCCGTTGCTTATGCAGTACATGAACGACTTAAGGGAATGTCTGATGAAGAATGCAGAATGCCTGTGTATAGAAGTACCGAACAGAGCGACTCATATTCAAAATACAATCAGGGATACCCAAAGACTTGTTGTTTACTGGCAGAACATAGTCTCAAGGATGGTAGAAGAATTCTACGGCCAGGAACAACTTAATGAAATCAATACTGGTATCAACCAGGTATTTAGAAATATCTATAATACCACGGTAGATATAATGTCACAGTTTAATACGGAAGATGCAATAATAGAGACTATCTCTGCCGTATTTGATGTATTTATCGAGGAGCTTATGCTTCTTGTAAAAAATCTTAGAGAGGAGGAAACAACCAGTGCCAAGTGAGATTCGGGATCATATAGGGTATATTGAAGACACATTTGTTGTTAATCCTGCAACGGCCGTCTTCAAAGATTCTGCGACAGGGAAAGTTCTCGATAGAAACGAAGTTGCCAAGATGATCGCAGACAATAATGGCGAACAACTCCCGAAAGCAATTATCGTTGAAATAGAGGCAACCCACAGCGGAATTACGAAGAACTGGACTGAATACATTCCCGAAAAGATGCAAAAAAGTGCTCCATCATGGACAAGCCCGTATGAGAAGCCTGTCTTGAGAGAGCATAACCGCAACGGGAAGACATTGGGCAGGGTAAAGGCATACGAGTATAAAAAGTCCGAGTTAAAACCCGATGCGTACACTATCAAGCTCACGCTTGAGATTACCGATCCTGACACCATCAAGGATCACCTTAACGGTGCAGCACTAACATACTCCATTGGCGGCATAGCCAGCGAGGTATTCTGTTCAATCTGCGGAATCGACATTTTGAATTCAGACAATTGGTGCGGTCACTGGAAAGGAAGAATTTATACCGTAAAAAACGGTGAAGGCAAGAACGCAAAAGAGGAGAAGGTGAGATGTATATGGCAAATAGGCCTAATCGATTACATAGAAGTCTCAGTAGTGAATGTTCCTGCCGACGAATATGCACAGGTAATCAAAATCAATGCGAAAGAAGAAGATGCAAAAGAAAGCGAAAATGAAGAAGATGACAATACTGAAGGCGATGTTGAAGACATCAAGAAAGAGGAAATGGGCAAGGGCCCTGCTTTAACCATAGACAACTCGAAAGGTTCAGCTAAAAATGGATCTTGGGGTTCCGGACTTTCCGAATTCCGTAACAAATGCCTTAAGGCTTCTAATTACAAGAGCGTTGTAAAAGAAGCTTATGCTCTTGTGGAAGATGGATGGGAAGATGCGCCGTCACAGCACTTAAAGTATCCTCACCATGCCATCTCCGGCGACAAGTTGGTTGTACATATCCGTGGCGTTCAGGCAGCTCTTGCAAGAGCAAGACAGCGAAAAGAAACTTCGGTTATGTCACACCTAAGACGACATTATAGAGAGTTAGGACTTGAATGGCCTAAAGATGATACTGAGGTGGATATTATGGACGGCGTTGAAGCTGCAGATTTCATTCTGGACAATGAAAACATGGAAGCTCAGGCTGACTTAAACGATCAGGCCGAGAACAAAGAACCTAAAACAAAAGATGAAGTCAAGGATGAAACAAAAGAAGGAGCTAAAAATGAAGAATCCGACAATGAAAGCCAGGATGCTTCTGTAGAAGAAAAGACAGCGGAGCAGTACGAAAAGGAAATTCAGGACTTGAAAGATCGACTAAAGGCTGCCGAAGAAACAAAAGCTGCTGCAGAAGCACAACTCAAGGAGGCTCAGGACAAGGTAACATCTATTACTGCTGAACTCCAGATTGCAAAAGATGAATTGAAAAAAGCAAACGATAAGGTTGCTGAAACCCAGAAGGGCGCAGAACAAACATTTAAGACAAGTGTTGCGGTAGCAAAATCACTCAAGCAATCTTATGCCAATTCAATCATTGATCTTAAGATTGTCCTGGGAGAAATGAAAGAATCCCAGAGACAGGAAGAACTTGAAAAACTGATAGTCAAGAGTGCTACAGCGCTCTCTGATGAGCTGTCGGAACTTAGGAACGCTTTTAAAACAACAAGATCCATACCTAAAATAACCCAGGAGAATGTTGGAGAAGAAGGTGCTTTAGGAGTTCCGCAGGATAGAGTGGATATTCTTGATGCTAACAAGCATAAGAAAAACCCCAAACCTATTACGGCAGACGACGCCGTTAATATGATTGTAAACGCTAGTGCAAGGGAGGACTAAGAAAATGGCATTATTTAGTGGTTATAACACAATCAAACCCGATTCCAGGTCAAGAATTGGTGCTCTACAAATCGGAGAGCACGAAAGCCCTGCTGAGGATTGGGTAACCGATCCTACTCTTCCGGTCGTATTGAAGAATCCTTACGGCGGTCCGGGATATGAAGATGTTGTTATCCCGATGGGTAGGTTAGTAGCAGTTGCCGAGCCTGTAAAAGTCTATACTGGAAAATACAAAACAGTATTGACACTGGCTAACGGAGAAAACCCCGTTGTTGGTGTAGCTCCTTATAACTTCACCAAAGACTACAGCAATGACGACAGATTCGGTGGTAACAAGCCCGCAATTATTACCAACAAGTATATCAGACTTCCGTATATTCCTTCATCTACAGATTCCGCTATGTGCCCTTGGGGACATGTAACTGGTGATGGAATTACTGTTGGTGACTATTTGAAACCTACAGCAAATGGCCAATTTACCAAGTGGACAGACGAAGACGATCCAAGACAGATTGTTGGTCAGATTCTTGCAAAAGATTTCAACCAGGAAATGATGGGTTGGCTGAAGATGGCAATGTGGGCTGAGTCCATGAAATACGACGATGAAATTTACCAGAACTTCTATAAGCAGGTATTCGGCGCAGAAGGTAATGGTAATAACATGGTCGGCGGATATGGCCCAATGAACAATCCTTACTTCCCTCAATATAGGGACGGCACAATAAGGATGGATCGTTACGGATACCTCAATGACTATCAGACAATGCATACTGGTATTCCAGGATTGACCGATGGTGCTGGTAGAGCATTAACACGCTTTAGTGGTAAGACTCTCGGAACAATTCCTGCTGGTACTGCTGAAGGCACCGTGATTATATTCCAGATTAAGGACGAAGCTGGCAATAATGCTGTTGATATAATCAACTCTACAGATAACGACAAAAAATTTGTTCTGAAAGTTGGTGGCGCTGTAGTTACCGAGGGAGACGACAACGGTCAGTTCAGAATCAATTATGCAACCGGCCAGGTTCAGTATAAGACCGGCACTGACGACGCAGGCAAGACTGTAACAGCAGATTATTGCTTGAGGTTCTACGGTACACCAAGTTACATCGATTTCAAAGGATGTATCGGGGTGTTCAACGTATTACTGAAGATGTAATCTAAAGAAGGGAGAGACATAAACGATGGCTCAATTAACATTAGAAATGTACTCCGAAGAGGTACGTAAGCTATATGAAAATAAGGATACCGAAAAGCAGGATTTCCTTAAAAGACAACAGGATCTTCATGACAAGATTCTGAATAAAAGAGCATTATCCGAAGATGAGATCAAGGAATATGTTCTGACCCAGGACGATCTGGCGTATTTCCAGAAATTCCAGGATGTTGCCCAGGGCAAGGAAGTAAAGGGTTTCGCCCTGAAGGATTACATCGCATCTCCTCAAGCAACAGTCCTGATTCCGAAGATTATCGTTGGTGCAGCAAGAAGAGCTGCAGAACCTGTATATCTGGCATCGAAGTTTTTCAAAAAGGTCAGGGCCAAAAACGGAACATTGATGATTACTCCTGTAATAGGGACAATGGTTGCTTCAGAATTAGCTGAAGGACAGGCTCCCCCAATCCAGGGCCTGGATGTAGAGCTCATGCAACAGCAACAGTTCGTAACTGCAACGAAGAAAGGTATTCGTGTGCAGATTACAGAGCAGTATATCAACGATTCTCAGTGGGACCTTGTAACTTACCTCATTGAAGAGGCAGGATTCGCAATGGCTCGCCTGAAAGAACAGCTTGCTTGCATCGAGTTCTCAAAGAGAGGCTGGACAGTATTTGACAATGCTATCCGTGCTACACATCCTGAAGCCGGAACAACCGGTTTGAACTATAACGGAAACTTCAACGATACGTTGAGTATCGATGACTTCCTGGATCTGATCATTGCTCTTATGAACAATGAAAAGACTCCTACAGACGTATTGATGCATCCTCTGGTATGGACCGTATTCGCAAGAAACGGTCTGACTGGTGCATTGAGTGGCCCGACCGATTCTACTGCGACAATACAGTCTCCAAATAAGTCCTTCCCGATTGGACCACAGGCTGTACAGGGAAGACTGCCGTTTGGATTGACAGTTAACCTTTCACCGTTCGTACCTATCGACACCATTAACCGCAGATTCGATATGTATGTTATCGACAGGAATAATGTAGGTGTTATGGTTGTTCAGGATGAATTAAGAACCGATGAGTTCAGAGATCCTGTAACAGACATCTACAACTTCAAGATGATCGAACGTTATAATTACGGAACCTTCGATGAAGGCCGCGGTATTGCGGTAGCTAAGAACATCAGCATGGATAAGAGCTATCCAATGATGGATAGAGTTAAGATTTTCGAAAACTAATCTAATATAACAATAACTAACTGCCTATAGGTGTTCTGCCTATTGGCAGTTAGTTATAATTTAAAGAGGTGTAAAAGATGCCGCAAACAAGAATAATGTTGAATTTGATGAAACCAAGTAATAATGCATTTTTCGATCCCGTTACCAAGTTGCACTTGACAAAGCAGAATCCTATGGGCATTGTGAATGTTATTACACCACATGTACTAAATGAGCTTAGGGGTTCCCCAATGCCTGGGCTTATTGATTTGGATCGCAAGATTGATTTAAAAACCGGCAAGTGGAAAGAAGACTTGGAAAAAGAACTCGCAAATAATCAAAACGACGCAAAAGACAATAAAGAAGTAACTCTAAATAAAACAGCCAATAAGAAAGAAAAAGCACAAAAGACCGAAGAAAAAGCTGATGATTCGGGGGAGTCCATAAAAGAACCTATTACAAAGGAACTTTCCCAGAACCAAAAAGAATCAGATACTTCTGAAGAAGAAGCAGAAGAAACCGAAGACACTGAAGAAGAAAAGCGGGAAGAGGCCGAAAAGCCTAAATCAAAAAGCAAATCAAAGAAGTAATTGCTTAAGATAAATCGGAGGGGTATTTGATGTCAAACGCATTAAGCACATTCAGGGTATTAAGTACATATCCAGAATCAGACAGTAAGGATGTTGCATTATCTGTTGAGATCAAAATAATGTTCAATACAGATGTTGACATCAATACCGTCAATGGTGGGATTTCTGTTATCGCTCAGAACGAAGAGATACCGGTAAAAGGAATTCTCTCATATGATAATAACAGAACGATAAGCTTTAAACCCGCCACCCCATTAAAACCTGGGACAATATATACTGTTTTTGTAAAGACAACTATTAAAAACATTCTTGGAGTAGAATGCCGTGCCCATAGCTTCATATTTAAAACAAAGACAGAAACAGAACTTGGAATACCTGTTTTGCTCGAACCGGCAGAGGGGGCTATGGTTAAAACAGTTCCAGAACTTGCATGGCAGAGCGTTAAAGATGCGATTGGATACGATATCGAAATAAGTGTCAGTAAGGATTTTGCCACAAAAGTATGGAACGGGACTGTCAATTGTGCGCCTGAAGTTGATAATAACAGGGTTGTTTTTATTACACCAGACAGGCAGCTTCGTGAAGACACGATTTACTTCTGGAGAGTGCGTCCATTTACTGTTGTTACCGATAATAATGGTACAAGGTATCCAAAAGGAGTATGGACCGAACCCAACAGATTCGTTATCAATAGTGATAATGTTTCTGTAATAGCCCCAGAAGATGAACCGTATATTGATCCGGCATTCGAAGAAGATGGAGAACCGGTTATAGAACTTATTGACTCATTTCCTGAAAACAAATTTTCTAATGTTGGTGTAAACTTAAAGACAATAGCTATTCGCTTTAAGGGAATTATAGATCCTCTTAAAATTGATCCGCGTAAGTGGATTGTTGAAGGACAACATGTTACAGAAGATCAGAATCTTGAAGATTATGGCGTTACCGATTCAATGAACACATCTCATCATCGTCTGGTAGATGGAAGATGGTTTGTATCGGTGGATGAGGAAAAGAATGAAACAATCATTATGTTTCAACCGGTTAAACTTTAATACACGCTCACTCCTTTCTTTATATATTTTAAAACGTTTGTTCATTTAAGATCACCTCCTTCCATAGAAAGACCTTGGATACAATATCATAAACATATGATAAATTCCAAGGTCTCTTCTATGATTTCACGGCTATAAGAAAATAGCGAATTGTCATGGAAAATTTAACATGTTATAATGAAATCGAAGCGACATGGTTCGTTGTAAAAGGAGAGAAGTATGAGTAGTTTTAATGTATCATACAATGCTGGCGGCGTAATAGATCGTGTCAAGGTTATCGATGAAGTTAAAAAAATGAATCTCCCCGAACATGTGTCTCCTGATGTAAACATGGTAAGCTCCAAGGGATTCAGGTTGCACGCTACCAGCGAAGAAGCTGTATCTTTTACACAAGTCTTCAACAAGGACGTATATCTTTGCGAAATGGAGATTTCATGCGAAGAGTATGACGACCTTGATTATTGGGAACTTTCAATAGATAACGAAAAGATTTGCGAAACAATGTATACTCAGCAAATGCCTAAAGACACTACTATTGGACATGACTTCAGCATTTTCCCGAAAGTTCCTTCTGGCAGCGAACTTAAATTTGAATTCTACAATGCCAGTGGAAGGCCAAAGAAAATATGGGTAATGATTAGTTACATGTATAAACAGGAGTAAGAACATGGGATTTATCATTAAACTTAAAAATTCAAAACCGAATACAGAGAAGATTGGTACTCCTTCTGATAGTTCATGGCGGGACGGTTTCTTCAATAACTGGACACAAAATACCGATCTTGCAGATGCCCTGGACGATATATCTGAAGCTTTTCTCGAGATGGCTCCTGATATGGCTGATGTTCTTACCGGAAAGAATCTTACAAGAAGTATTACTGTATACGAAGCGAAACTTCCTTCAGGGCTTGATGAAAAATGGTATGTTAATGCCCAGCCTGGCGATGTTATCTCGGAGTACACTGTAAATACGGAATTTACAGCCAATCTTCCATCTGAAGGTTTTAGATGCGGCAGGTTTAAAGATCCCAGTACATATGGCGTTCTGCAGTTAATTTTAAACGGAGAAGTTATAAACGAATACGATATGAGTCAGGGCGTCGGAACCAACGGAACTTTCAATGTAACAGCTATTGAAAAATTCAATAGAATCTGGACAAAGGCAGTCGCAAGGTTTACCACCAGACTCCTTGACGAAGGATTCTCTACATATAAAGTCTTCCATTCCGAAGCCGGAGAAACTAATGCTATCAACTTTTATTTTGACAATAGCCCTGGAAACCTAGCATTCTCTGAACCACTTATTGCAGTAATAGTTGAAGAAAACAATAAATACTTATCAGGTATAAAATATCTTACTACCGGCACTGTTATAAATGTGCAGGGTAGTGCTGCCAGCGGAATATTTAAAAAGGCATATCATAAAACCCATGTAGCAAAAATCACAGGAACCGCACTTGAGGATGTTATTAAAAATCCATCTGGTATTCCCAACATGGATGATAATTTTTCCATTGATGAAGATATCGTGCTGAACAAGGGCAATCAATCAAGCGATACTCTTGTAATGCAGTTGACATTCTTTAAACCACATACAAGTATTCAACAGACTGTTATATTGGACGAGCCTGTTTGTACTTATGGCATTGTCTCTACTGTTACAGCAGAACAGTTCTTTGATGAAGATAAGCGCTTGGTATTGAATACAAACACTAAATGGAATTCGGCAAATCCGCTTGAGAATGGCAATGCTCAGGTGCGAAACGGATTTCTTGTTTACGGCGACACGGATTATCCTGATAAAACAGGACCACAGGAATATCAAAGAAAATTCTACAAAGTGTCTGCATCCACCGGATACATAGAATTCTCCGGGATTAATTATCATGATATATCTCCTTATGGCCAGGGCGACTTGAATGTTCTTATTAAGCTCGATAACGATAATAAGTTCTTCGATCTTGGAAGAGCCGTAGGAGATAAAAACGGAGACGGTTCCGGCAGCAACAGAGAAAATTCTATCGGTGCAAGAATAAACGGTTCCGGTAACAGAATTAACTGGTCGCTTGGAACTTATAATACTGCTTATAACAGTAATGAGTATAGAATAATCATTATCTTCAGAACCAATCGGTTTGCTATTACAGGAATAACTACAGGATAGGAGTTTATATGAACAAGCTTGACTGGGTATTCAAAACCTTATTACAAAAACGGTATACAGACCCGGACGGCAAATACTATTACAATGAGTTCGGGGACAATACGTTAAATATTCATATAGAAGAGGTATGGTCCGATCCCATAGAAAGTCCTACTATCTCTGTAGAAAAAGGGATAGCTAAAAGCTATAACCTTTTTACGCTGACAGAAGACATGACAGTACCAGACCATAAATGCTATTACGCAGCAGATCCGAAAACAGGCGAAAGGCTTAAGGATTGGATATCGGACAAGTATGGTCAGGACTATACTATTCATCTTTATGATAACAACAATAACGAGATTTTCCCTACAGATGAATGTGATTGGTTCTTTGATTATCAGACAGGTATCTTGACATTCGGCGGTTCAGTATCTGGATTCGCAAGGCCTTTTAAAGTATCAGGTTACAGATATATTGGCAGCAAAGGCAGCGGGGCCAACGACTTAAAAGAGCTTATAGGTAATCTTGAGGACTTGCGCACAGAAGAAAAAGATAACCTGGTATCAGCAATCAATGAGATAAAAGCTGCTCAGGAACACGGAATCGGGATAGTTAAAAATGAATATAACATCTTGTCCGTAGAACAGTATGAAGTCCGTTCCGTATGGTTGGACTTTTATGATATATGTTATATTAAGGGCATTTATATGCCCGGTGCAAGTATGCGGTTAAAACTCCTGACAAAACCCCTCGAAGAAGGCGGGAAATATGTTTATGACAGTAGCGAGGCAGAGGGATTAATATGGGATGTAATGACAATCCCATACATCAGTGAGTCAAATGGCCGCATATACATGGAACTTGTAAATTATGGTCCCACTACAGACTTTAATTTATGTATTTATGTTGAAAAGGAGCTGTGAATAATATGGATGCCCCAAGATTAAAATGGAGAAACTTAGAAGGTAACGAAGTAAACGAATTTAACGCATTAACGGTAGACGCCGGAATGGAGTCGGCACAACAAGTATTCTGTATTTGGAACAACTATAACCCGACAGACAACAGTAAGGCAGATATTGTCGTAGAAATAAAATCCAGTGTAACAGGCTCAACCCTTGCTGGAAAATATTTTGACGTAAGCTCTGTTAAAAACAGATACAGAGTATGGTTTAACCTTATTGGCGCAGGAACGCCTGTTCCTCCTACCGGTATAATGATTCCGATTAAGGTTGATGTTAATGACGCTGATAATGCAGCAACAATCGCGGCAGCAGTCAAAACAGCACTTGAAGCAAATGAAAATGCTCAGGCTGACTTTGCAATATCTGTATCCACAAATACGATACGCCTTATCCCTACAATAGAAGGAACATGTCAGGCTCCGAGTACACAATTGTCAGACCTTGACACCATCTTCTCATTTACATTTACACAGGGAAGCGGTGGAGTTTGCTCTGATGCTATTAATATGTCCCTTACCGCAACTGACGTACTTGGTTTTGACGGAATTGCAAGTGGACAGATTACACTGAAAGTTCAGTTTGCAAAACATAATCCCGGTTTTGATGATCTTTGGGGTTATTATGATGATTCCGGCAACTTTGTTATCGACGGATACAAAGAAGTTGGCGGCGCCGTATCTGTTCCTCTTAACTCATATGCCGGTACAAAGGGTACATTAAAGGGAGACTGGAATGCTGCATACAATACCCATTCTCTCAGAATGGAAAACTTAAAAGACAACTACGCCAAGGTTAAGCTCATTGTCGTAGTTAAACCTACAGCAACTGCCGGACAGCTTGATTTCTATACAAGAGCTACATATTCATATTCGTGATGTGATAGGAGATTTATATGTGGGTTGCAAGATTTGAAAACGGGGAGGAAGTCAGGGAGTTTGAAAATGGAGTCAGACTTCCTTTTCCTAATGATTTTATTTCGGGTTTTAAATTCGCACCTTATATGATTGAAGTAGAGAAGAATGGACTTGTCAAAATAAACGGTATGGACTTGTATTTCCATCTTGAGATTGATGGCAAGTCCTATCCGCTTTTAAATGTTGAAGGTTTTAATCCGTTCTACAGATACAACGGTGCGGTAGGAATGCGCGGAGATGGAATGACAACATCCGTCTCTATGGGTTATGATGCTTATTGCATCATTAACCAGAAGAAGATAAACATCCACCTTGAAATAGAACAAGAGAAACGACTTTTACTAAAACACATTTTAATGTGCGATCAGACAATCGACGGGAAACTTCACTGCTATTTCGATAAAAAGATTTCTTTAGCTATAAGAGCTAATGCAAACGAAGAAGTTGTTACAGTAAAAACATTGTTATAGCAATAATAATATTAACATTTCGCAAGAGGTGGTATAGATGGGGGTTCCCGCAACACAGGGTCAATTGAGAACAACTTTAGAAGAAATGAATATAGGCGATTATATACCGTGTAAATATCTTTCTGGCGATGGGGGTAGTCCAGGGGAATTTGTCGAATTAGGTATTGCAACTGGCGAAGAAATTCCTATAGCCATAAATCAACCAATTGCTCCAAATGGTTTATTTTACTTTATCAAGGTTGATAAAGGTCTACTTATAGCAGACAGGGTAATTCATACAAATAGAACTTGGTCTCAGTATATGTCGAGTTATTATGTTGAAGGCAAAATTATTAGTGATAATATCTTAATACGTTTCCTAACAGGTGGTTGTGCATATGTTGACCCAAATGGCAATCCTGCAAAGTCAGATTATGGGAAAGGGGCATTCCCGACTATAAACGAGTGGGATACGTATATTGTTAATAGCGACCTGGATGGCAAGATAACCCCTGGTGACGATAATGTGTGGCATTGGAGTGCAACACAAACTTTTTGCAAAGAAACACCAATAGCAACTATAACAACCGAAGAGTATAGGATATGTAGGGGTGGCAGCTACGGTTTACAGTCTTTTCGTACAAATTTTAGAGTGACATCCCAAAACGAAGAAACAGGAT